CGCAGATGCAGGTGGATATTCTTTAACAATTAATTTACCTTTTGTGTTTGCTTTGACTCTCTTGATCTTTTTCTCAAACAAATCTTTAGGTATTTCATGCAGATCATCAATTGTTATATTCATCAGATTAGCATCAATTCTTTCTGCAATTTTTTCTTCTGCCATCTCAAGTGTGATGTATAATACATTGAAACCTTGAGATAAACAACTGGCCGCATGATGACACATAAACAAAGATTTACCAACACCAGTACCAGCGAGAGCAACATTCAAAGTCTTTTTAGATAGACCGCCTTTGGTTATTTTGTTGAAGTAATCCAAGTCCCAAGGAAGTTTTTCTTCAACTGTATGGTAACTCTCAAATCTCTCATCAGAATCTTCAATATAATCATGGCCGATATTAGGATCAAAACATACGGCCAAAGCATCAGACAAAATTTGAGGTATAACCCCTTTATCTTTTCCTGAGTCTTTTTGATTATCGATAATGCCAATAGATTCAAGAACCGCATTATAGATTGCACGATCTTGACAAAACTTTTCAGCGGTCTCCAGCAACCAATCAACTTCTGTATTCTCTGTGGTTGTGAAATAAGCATTGACTTTCTCACTTATTTGATTAAATTGATCTTCATTTAAATTTGAATTATTACCAATCTCAATTATCAATGCTTCTTTGGTGGGAAGTACATTATATGTGTTCACATAATTTTGTATTTCGGTAAACAAAAACTGATCATTGTTATCAGAAAAGTATTCTTTTTTTAGATAGGGTAATGATTTCCTGGTAAACTCATCAGAGAATATCAGGTTCCTCAATATTGTGTCCTCTGTTCTGTTCATTCGTATCCAATTCTATGTTTTCTGAAATTACCTCTATGAGAATATCGCCAATGAGAGTTTCAAATTCTTTTCCTTCCTCATCAGCATATTTTTTCTCTCTTATTTCCTCTGGTATCTCAAGTATATCATATTCGAAACGATACTTCAACTCTTCTTCAGTAGCCTCTGGTTCAATTAAACCAAATCTATTGTACTTGTAAATAACATCTTCGAATTTACCCTTGGTGATACAAAAAGCATATTGCTCATCATCCTCATTCTGAGGATTCTTCACTAACTTGTACCACTCCTTCATCGTCTTTTGTTGTTCCATATAGAAATTTCTCTTTACAGTATTCGTTGATCTTAGTCATAACATCTTCTGTAAAATATTTTTCAGGTTGTTGCATTATTTGTTTACCAAACATTTTCGCACCATCAGGTAATTCGAAACGTGTAGAAACTTTTTTAAAGATACCTGCTTCTTCAGCAAGTTCAAGCATACCATGCCAGCGATCTAAACCCTTGTCGTAAGTAACAAGAGCATCAATCATTTTATTTTCAACTGTCAATCTGGACTTATGATTTTTGCAATGAATAATATTACCAATTACTTCTGTACCATCTTTTTCTTTTCTTTTCGAAAGAAAAACAATGTTGCTTGAAGCATAATAAAGACCAGTACCACCACCCATCACTTGTTGTGGAAACATCACACCAACTTGACTGTATGTATGATTTGTTACCAACACAGGAACTTTTGCTTTACCTGCTTTGAGTGTCAATACTCTAAATGCACCTTTCACAAGGGCGGCCCGTGTCATGTCTTTTGTCTCTTTACCATCAGCAATATCACCAACTTCTTTTGAAGTAGACAACATGCCAAGACTATCAAGACATATCATCAATGGTGGCCTATCTTCACTCTCAAGATGTTTATCTAAAACTTTAGTCACTTGATGAGCAAATTCTTGTATTGTAGCAACTGGAAGAATGACCATACGAGATGTGTCAATTTCTCTTTGCTCAATCATTTGTTTTGTTATTGCAGACTCAGACTCAAAGTAAAGAACACCACCGCTAGGATTGTCTGACAAAAACTGTTTGACAATACCCAATACGAAAAATGTTTTGCCTGTAGCCGATTCTCCAGCAAAGGCGGTAATCTTGTTTCCTGGTAACCCACCGTGGATGTCTCCCGAGAGTAAAGCATTAAGAGCATAACTACCGGTATCGATAAAGGATTCGACATCACCTGCTTCAACACCGTCCATAACCAGTCCAGCATATTCATTTCCAGTCTCCTTTATTATTTCTTTCAAAAATTCCATTACAACTCCTTAAATAAAAAAATCTTCAAGTGTAGCCGTTTTCTCATGTTCCCAACCGACACATTTTAAAATAGTTTTCAGTGGTTCAAGAAATGACTTCTCAAATTGCATATTATAATCAATGTAATCATGTAAACCAAACTCTTTTGGAAGTATTGTACCCATACTAATTACAGTATCATTTACAGGATTAGGTTTTACAAGATAAGAAAATTTTATTTTTTCACCTTCTTGAATTAGTTGGTGAGAATTTGTTAGTTTCTTTTTCTTTAGTAAATTATTATGTATAATCGTACCTTTTACATGTATAGGTGTACCCTTCTTGTAAAGTTGTACTGCATCAGAATACTTATCAATACCCTTTACAGATCTCGGAAAAGCAACATCTTCAGGCGGAAGTTCAGTAAAAGATTCTTTAAACTGATTGATAAACTGTTGCATTTCATTTTCAGTACCTTCCATGAGTATCTTAAATGATTGATTAAGTTTATCTCTACATACCGCTGGAGTGGATGACTTAACAGACTCAATGCCCATAACTTTCAATTTAGGTTTAGCATACTGCACACCTTCATTGTTATGGACATTCATGATGTAATGTTTCTTGCCAGTCCAAACGGCTTTATCAGCAAGAACCTCTCTTGACATGTTCATCTTTTGTTCGAATGCATTCATATAGTTCTTTAAATTTTCAAAAGACTCATTGATACATTCTTGTATTTTTGAATTACAAACCTTATCAAGAAATTTTATGACTTTCTCTTTGTCGCTTGTATCATCAAAAACAGACTTAACAAGTTTATCTAAACAAACATAAATTGAATCTGTATCGGCGGCTACAATGTAGTCATGATCCTCTGTCTTCAATATCTTGTTTAGATAACGATTGACATCATTCTCGACCCATCTTATAGAAAGTTGACCACCTGTAGTAATTGCAGTTGCTTGTCTCTCATCATAGAATCTAAAATACTGATTACCTAAAGCACCATAAGCGGAGTTTAGTTGAATCTTTCTAGCCATCTGCATATTGTTTAGTCTAGAAACTTCTTTCACTAAAAAATTTTTTCTGCCAACATCTGCTTCAACTTCTAATTGTTGTTGTGCTTTAAGCATGTCTTTCTTAAACTTTTTTCGTTCAGCATACATTCTTTCCATCATCTCAGGTAAGAAACCTTGAAAATCGTTTCTAAAATGAAAACCATTTGCGGCTAAACATATCTCTTCATCATGAGCATATCTTGTTTTGATCTCTTTGTTTAATAAAGCATCAACTGATACAGATTTTTGTGGATAGTCTTTGATTAAAGTTTCTGGTGATATATTATACTGCATAATCAAATGCGGATACAAACTATCTAAATCGAAACTTGCAACCCACTCATACATACCTGGAATAGGTTCTTTAACATATGCACCTTCATATGGAGAATCTTTTATAGAATCTTTCTTAGGTGGTAATTGAATACCTTTTGATCTTAATTCATTGTATATCAAAGTGTCCCACATTCTTACTTGAGTGTAAACATCTGTATAGTTTACTTTAGCATCATATGCCAATACAATAGCCATCTCAAGTAACTTCATTTTATCTTCTAATCTATCAATCAACTCAACGTCTTTGATATTGTATTCAATAAACTTTTGGTAATCTTCTTTCCACAATAAATGCAGAGAACCATATTCAGAATAATCTAGTTTTCTTTCTCCAAGTTCTACGTGTGCAATATGATCAAGTCTGTATGATTCTTGGTTTGTGTATGTAAACTTTTTATACAAATCAAGATAATCAAGAGTACCTACACCCATAATCTCAAATGCTTGATTCTGTTTTGCACCAGCAAAAGAAGAAATTGTTCTCTCACTTACAAATTTCCAAGGTGATAAATCATAATAAAAAGTTTCGTCAAAAAGTAAAGACATTCTATTTACAAGATATGGTATATCAAAAAATTTTATATTCCAACCTGTAACAATGTCTATCTCTTGCTTTGACCAGAATGACATAAAATCTTGTAGCAAATGCAATTCGTTCTCACATTGATAATAAATTACGTCATCTCTATGTTTCTTGTAGTCACCACAACCAAAGACATGATATGTCTTATCATATAAGACTGTTATAGCAGTTACAGGTTCACTTGCTCTTTGTGGATCAGGAAACCCATTTTCAGAACCAGTTTCAATATCAATGTTTGCAGTTTGAATCTTAGTCAAATCATATTCCATTTGTCCAGGAAAATTATCAGATATAAAAGTGTAATGATAATTCGTGTTACCGAATATCTTAAAATTATCTACACCTTCATACTTCTGAATAAAAGATTTAGACTCTTTGATATTACCGCATTTGATAGGAGATAGATATTCTCCTTCAAGTGATCTGTGGTTAGTTGGTTTGGGTGATTGTATGAATAGAGTCGGATTATAATCCAACTTCTTTTTGAAATGTTGACCGCTGGAATCTATACCTCTGTAGTAGATTTTACCAGCCCAATTTTGTACATTAGTATAAAACGTCATGAATTAAATTTGGTATATCGATAAGAATAATAACTCCCACTTTCATCTAATTTATCGTAACACAAAAGTATGTGTTTGTCAATCCAAGTTCTCTTAGATTGAAATGCACCTATCAAAAATAAAAACTGTAAATATATCTTCCAATGAATAGACTTTAAGGTTTCCATGGCAAATACTTGCCTCTAGTTTTTTGGTTTATAATCAATCCATTATGGCGATTTGAACCATCATTTCTGTATGAGCAATGTACCCATCCACTATTAGGATCACCTTCTGGATCGTGGAATTCTAAGATAATTTGATCAAAATCACAATTGTTATAAACCCATGTCGCTAATTCTTTATTAGATAGTCCATTGATTTCAAAATCGGCGGCCTGACCTTTTGCATGTTGTGATTTACCTGAACTGCCTACTGCTTCGCATAATTTAACTGATCTGAAACCAGAGTTTATGCGAACCGCTTTACCAAAATGTTCTCTAACGGGTTGAAGAATATGGCAACAAAGATTAGTTAATGCGACAATTTCTTCTGTAGTAGGATTGTTTTCAATACCTCTACGAATGGCCGTGTCAGAAAATGTCATCTCTTTTAACGAAAAATTCTTTGTCAGTTTCAAAACTACTCCCTAAAAAAAAGGGGGTCACTTTTGGACCCCCATTGATATTAGTTGTGTTATTATACAACCTTGTGTTCTACTACTTTCACACCATCATCAATATCAATTTTACGAGGTCTCTTTTCCTCTGGGATAACTCGCTCCAACTCGATTTTTAACAAGCCGTTGAACAAATCTGCACCCTTCACTATAACATCATCAGCAAGGTTAAACCTTCGGGTAAAGACTCTCTTGGCGATACCATGATGTAAGTATTTTTCACTCTCATCATCTTTTTTCGGAACTGATTTTACTGTAAGTGTTCCGTCTGCGAGTTCTATGTCTAAATCGTCCTTTGTAAAACCTGCTAAGGCTAATTCGATCACATATTCATGATCGTCCAATTTGCGAATGTTATATGGCGGATAACCACCAGAACCGTTCGCTGGAAAAGCATCATCAAAAAGGCGATTAAAAAAAGAATCAAACCCTACACTTGTTGAAAGTTGGCGATTGAGTTCTTCGATTGTCTTTGGTACTAGATACATATTATCTCCTATTTTAGCGAGATTAATTAATGTTGCGTTAGTGCAACGGGTGAGTGCTTTATGCCACTCACAAGAACTATTATACTACTATATATAAGGTTTGTCAAGTTTATGAACCTGTAGAACCAAACCCTCCATCTCTATCAGTTTTTTGATTTGGTCTTTTAGTCATGGTTTCTATCGTATAACTTTCGGTTCTTCTCAATTCTGCTTGTGCCACTCTATCACCATGCTCAACTGTTATGGAATCATCTGTCATATTAATCATAATGCAATTACATTCTTCTACATAATCTTCATCAATGATTCCAGTATTATTTGCAGTAATCAATCCTTTTTTCAAAGCATTGCCTGAACGAGGATGTACTTTGACATAATAACCATTTGGAATATCGAATATCATTCCAGTAGGAATAAGATATCTCCACTTAGGTATCATCTCAAGTGAATTATCTTGTAATGTAATTTCTTTCTTATGATTATACTGATTATAACCAATAATGGTTTTATCTTTTTTGAGGTATGCTTTTAAATCAAAACATGCTGATTTTTCTGTTGCTAATGCAGGTGCTTCTACATCATCATGCAAACAGTAAACCCCTAACCTTTGTTGTAATTTTATTGTATCCACGGTACTCCAATAATCTACTGAATCGCCCATTACGATTTTTTGCCAATATTATACTTAGGTGTTAGTGTCCATTCATCTTTCTCAGAGAAAGACAATATTTTTAATTGATTTAAGGGAAGAGTTGGTTCTTTTGTTTTGTCAACATTAACCAACTTTACTAGATTCCATTCTTCTAATAAATTAGCAATTGTGTTACGTCTTGCTACATCTGTATCAGAAAAATTATAAGGTTTGCCATCTAATGCAAACAATTCTTTGAAATGTACAATGTAATATTTTTGTTGTTTGTGTAGTATATGACAAGATTGATAAAGGGTTTTATCTTTCCTACTCGCTACACCAATACGTGTTAATGTTTCTTTTACTTTAAGAAAATCATCACTCTCTTTTAATGTTACTTCAACCATTTCATTAATGTCATACGCCATTAAGTTCCTTTCACCCCGCCTTTGTCTAACTTCTCTTTTATTTGATTAATTTGATCAATGGAATGTAGAGGCAATACTTCTTTTGCTCTATGTACATTATATCCATAATATTCCATTATTAAATTTAACTGTTCATTTTCCTCGAGTTTGATCCACTTAGGAAATCGTTTGTTTCGTCTTATTGTATTTATCAAATAATCAAATTGAAGTTTTTTAGGGGTGTTAGGTCGTATGTTCATTTCATTAGCATGAATAGCAGTATCCATACTATAAGACAAACCCTTATTAACTATGAAAGGTATATATTGTTTTTCAACCTGATGGTCTTCATCATCGGCCATCAGGTTGTTTTTACCATAGTTTATTTCATTCAGAAAATCAAAAGGTGTCATAATTACATCATATTTTGTAGATTTGGTTTTTCCATTAATCTTCTTTGTTGCTCAAGCATACCTTTGTGACTACATTGGCGTGAAACACCACTAATCTCGTTTACAAATTCAGGAGTAGTTCTTTCTTCATTGTTCAATCTCTCAA